TTTATTAGCTCAATGGCAAGCGGTTCCGCCGGCTTTAACTTGGGCTACTTATGAGCCTACGGTTCAATGGATCGACGCAGAAAACACCGGTTTAGGAGAGATAGATCGCCCAGGAAATTACACTTTAATAGCTAGGACTTCTTCCGCTATAGACGTTTATACTTTAGCTTCTAACATAGCTTTAAGCGGTTTAGGTATTCTTTACGAAAATTCACTCGGCCAAATTAGCTATGACGATTCGACTCACCGAACTACTTACTTATCCGTCAACGGTTACACAGATTTAAGCGCGGCCGAAGCTCGAGCGGCTGGTCTAATGATTACGACAAGATCCGGCGACGTTAGAAATGTAATTACTATTAAATACGGAACTAACGCTAATCAGAGTTACGAAGCCGAAGATTTAACTTCTATAGCTCTTTACGGAAAACTTGGACAAGTCTTTAACACTTTTTTAAAACACACCGCCGACGCGGAAGACCAAGCCGCTTTTTATTTAGCACTTAGAGCTTATCCGCAACCGGTCTTTAATTCGATTACTTACGATTTAACTAATAATTTAGTAGATAACGCCGATAGAGATTCTCTTATAAATGTCTTTATGGGTTTACCGGTAAATATTACCGATCTACCTTTAAATATGAATTCCGGTGTATTCCAAGGGTTCGTAGAAGGCTGGACTTTTCAAGCTAGCTATAACCAAATCGGAATAACTCTATTCGTCTCTCCCTTGGCCTTTAGCCTTCAAGCTATGAATTGGCAGAGTGTTCCGGCGGTAGAGACGTGGAATAGTGTAAGCAATACGTTAGACTGGATAAATGCGACAATAGTCGCTTAAGGAGAAATGGAAAAATGAGCAACCCGACCACTTATTATGGCTGGCAAATGCCAGAACCGACAAGTTTAGTTACGGATTTACCGGCAGATTTTGAAGTCTTCGGCCAAGCCGTAGACACAGATTTTCAAGATTTATTAGGCGGAACTACTGGCCAAATTTTAAGTAAAACTTCGGCGACCGATTTAGATTTTACTTGGGTAACGCCTAACGCTGGAGATATAACCGGAGTAACAGCCGGAACAGGAATTAGCGGCGGTGGAACTTCCGGAACCGTAACGGTAACTAACTCAATGGCTACAGCTATAGACGCTAAAGGTGATTTAATTGTCGGAACAGGTGCCGACGCTTTTAGCCGTTTAGCGGTAGGCGCAACTAATGGGCATGTTTTAACAGTAGATAGTGCGGAAGCAACAGGTTTAAAATATGCGGCGGTAGCTGGTGGTTCTAATTTTGTAGCACTAAATGGCGCTGGAACATCATTAACTGGCGCAAGCACATCTATTACAGGTTTATCGGGTTATGATAAATATTATGTTTACATATATAACGCAACCGCAACCGTTAGCGCAACTCACTCTTTTACTTTTAATTCAGATACTACCAGTAAATATGGTGGCGACGCCTTAAGATTAACTTCTAGCGGAAGCGCTATAAATATTGTCGGTCTTAGTTTTACAGGTTTAAACGGTGACACTTCTATTAGTTTAGGTGGGCCAGACGCAAGCCAAGCAATTAACTCTACATTAGTTATTCAAGGCGCTAATTCATCAGGGGCAAAAATAACTACACAATTAGTTGGAGTTACTAGTAGTTCGGGTAATTATGCGGATCTTCGCACAACAATTTATACTGGCACTTCTGTTATTTCTTCAATACAAATTAAAGTTAGTTCAGGGTCATTCAACGGTGGCACAGTATTTATCTACGGAAGCGCATAAGGAGCGATTATGAAAATAACAGAAAAAGAGTTTAATGTTTTAACAGGCGAGGAAACAATAACCGAGCGTGAAGAAACAGCCGCAGAAATAAAGGCGAGAGAAGCAGAAGAAAAAGAAATAGCAAAACGACAAGCCGCCGCCGAATCTAAAGCCGCTCAACGCCAAGCTATATTAGATCGACTTGGATTAACTTCCGAAGAAGCGGCTTTATTGCTTTCATGAATAAAGACAAGGTAATCGAATTAGCTATGGAAGAAGTCGGTTATACGGAAGGCGTTAATAATTTAAATAAGTTCGCGCCTATAGCCGGTCTAGCCAATAATCTTCCATGGTGTAATTCTTTTATAGCCGCTATCTTTATTCAAGCCGGATTAAAACAGGCGATTCCAATTACGGCGGCCGTAGCTTCTACGGAAGCTTGGGGTCTAAAATATGATCGTTTAGTAAAGCTAGAAGAAGCTAAACGCGGAGATCTTATTATTATGGATTTTACTAATTCCGGTAAGGCTCAACACATAGGCCTTGCTATAAACGCGTATAACCCAATTAAAAAAACTATCCACACCGTCGAAGGAAATACCGGCGAAAAGTCTCAGGCTAACGGAGACGGCGTAGCTTATAAGACTCGATCCGCTAAATTTATAAAATGCGTAGTTAGACCTAAGTATCCTAAAATTCAAGTTTCGGGAGCAGAAATCGAGGCGAAAAAATGAAAAATATAAAACCTATGCTAGCTTCTTGGGGTCGATCTTTTCTAGCGGCTTCTCTAGCATGTTACCTTGCCGGAGTTACCGATCCGTCGGCTCTCCTAAATGCTGGACTAGCGGCCGTTCTGCCGGTGCTCCTACGCTGGCTAAACCCTAGCGATACAGCTTACGGAAGAAGTTCCGGTAAATAATGGAATTAACCGAGTGGATAGCTTTAGGCGGATTTTTAATAATCTTCTTAGGAGCTATCTATTCGGCCGTCCGGTTCCTAGTAAAATCCATTATGAAGGAACTTTTACCCAACTCAGGAAAAAGCCTTAGAGACGAATTAAGGGTAGTTTCGGCCAGAGTAGACCAGATTCTACTAATACTCGCCGATAAGAACTAAAAACGGCCTTCTAGCCTTTATTTAAAGATTATCTTCTTAGCGTGTCGTTAACCGCGTCCTTGACTTGTCGGCTTCCGTGTTTACACTTATAACGAAAAGTAAAAACTCAGCTGGGTTTTTATAATCTCACTTACTAGATCGGGAGCTAAAAAAATGGAAATACTACCTACCGCCTTTATAGGCGTTACTTGCTTACTTGTCGGCGTAATAGCCGGAAGTAGATACGGTTATAAGCGTGGAGCTTTAATAGGCTCAAGGCGCGGCTTTAAACGTGGAATAGACGTAAGCCGAGCTAATCGCTAATGGCCGGCTTTAACTTGGCGGATTACGAGACCGCGAACTCCACTATTAAAAGATACTGGACGGAATTCCCCACCGGACGAATAAATCCGGTAATCGAGGATATGGATCTACTTAAAGGCTTTATCTTTATTAGAACCGAAATCTATAAAGATTACGCCGAGCCTTATCCAACCGTAGTCGATTATGCCTACGGAAATGTAGCCTTTTATCCGGAGAATATGAAGAAATGGTTCGTAGAAGATACGGTTACTAGCTCTATTTCTAGGGCTATAAAGCTTCTAACTCCAAGCGACGCGCGGCCAAGCTTGGAAGATATGAAGCGAGTCGATCACTTCGCCGAAGTTCCCTTTCCTAAGAAGCTAGCCGAAGAGACACCTAAAGCCGAATTTACTACTTTAGGCGAAGCGGTGGACGAACTCGGGGAGCAGATAATCGAAGGAACCCAGAGCTCTAACTCTCCACAATGTAGCCACGGTTATATGTTACGTAAGGAAGGGATTAACTCGAAGACGGATAAACCCTTTAAAGGCTTCGTATGCTCTTCTAAGGATCGAAATTTCCAATGTAAGCCAATATGGGAGCCGGTGAAATAATGGGATACGTAGAAGCTATAGGAGCCGAACACTTAGACACGTGCGACCTATGTTTTAAGTTAAAGCCAAGGATCGAAGGTAAAGCTATTAGATCTAGTAGTGAAATTATTCTATGGATCTGTAAAGAGTGTAATAATGGTTAGAGCTACGATAACCGTAGAAGAAGAATTTACAGCTCTAGCCGTGGCTTATAGCCGAGCGGTCGTATTAGATAACCCTATGGCCGGAGCTTATCAAAAGCTTAGTTTAGCTAAATCTATAGCTAGAGACGCCGAAGCTATAGGCGCGGAAATGGTGGTAGCTCGATTCCTTGGAGATACTAACTTTAAAGCTACTCTTAACACCTTTAAAAACGAAGCCGACTGTTTAGGCATAATTGAAGTTAAACACACTAACTACAGAGACGGCCACTTAATAATTAAGCGAAGCGATCGTAATTCAGACCTAGCCGTCTTAGTTACTGGTAATTCGCCTAACTATGAAATTATGGGGTGGTATCCGGTGGGATCTGCTAAAGCTAAAAGGTTCCAGAGTAGCGACGGTTCATGGTGGGTTAGCCAATTAAACCTAGAGCCTAGAGAGCTTAAAGAGCCGGATCTTATGCGAAGAGTAGAGCACTATTGCCGGTCAAAATCGTGTCGGAAGGTTACTATACAATTAGTTAGGATCGTAACGGATCAGCTACCGTATGGCGTAGAAGTAATACAATGTGTTCAATGTTCTAATGAAACTATAGCTCTTATTCAACCCGAAGAAATAAGCCAATAGGACGCGCCCGAGATCATGCGTAACTATTGTTTAAACTTGACTAGGCGGATACGCTCCACACTCTCGACGAGAGCCGCCTTAGCGGATAGCTCGCGGAGAGTCTCCCTAACGGCCGGTCTATTGTTAAGTGTAGCTTTAACGGATATTAGTTACGGGTTAGAGTCAAAAGATTATAAAGCTAAGAATAGTTATTTATTATTCGCCCATAATCAAGTAACAGACTATAAAGAGTTTAAGTGTTTAGTTAAGGCGTGGGATATTGAAAGTAAGTGGAATCCTAAAGCCGTAGGTAATAAGAGCGGTAAACAGCGAGTCTATGGGATACCGCAATTAAAAAACGAAAAGGTAAAGAACTTAGATCCTTTTACTCAAATATTATGGGGATTAAAATATATAGATCATAGATATGAAGGTTCTCCATGCTTACTTTTAGATCACTTACTTAAGTATGGTTATAGTTAAGATTATGAGTAATAAAATAAATGGAAAGAAGTGGCGAGATCTTCGCGAAGAAGTCTTTCGCCATTACGGGAGAGCCTGTAGCTATTGTGGATACGAAGATAGTGTTATGACTATCGACCATATATTGCCAAGATCTAAAGGCGGAGATAATTCTTTAGAAAATTTACTTCCGGCGTGTAGAAAATGTAATTATTCGCGTG